CATAACTAATTCATTAAGTGGTAACTCTTTTACATTAGGTTCTTTACAAAAAGCAGATATAGGTGCTCTCCACCATAATCCACCATCTTCCATCATAAAGTGAAATAATGGCACTTGATTTGGTATAGAACTAAAACCAAATATAGCACAGCCAAAGTATTTATCAAAAGAATCTTTTTGATCTCTTAAATAATTACCTCTGACATAACACTCTATAACGGGTATATTAGCATTTAAATACATATTAATTTAATATTT